CCAACATTTGGTTCATTTCACGCTGAGCGGCAAGTTCCTTCTCTCGCGCCTCCTGCTTCTCCTTATCCGTCGGCTCAAGCTTCTTCGCTTGGCTGTTATCTGCCGCGGGATTAGGACCCATTGCTCCGGTCGTCTGTCGTGCAAGCTCGCCCTGAGCGACGGCGAGCGTTTGGTTAATCTGATCAAGCTGGCCCTGCCGCGTCTTGACCAGGTCTTGCAAGAAACCCGCACCTGGGTTCTTGGCTAAGTTCGCCTCGGCAATTGCAAGCGCATTAACCGCGTCCGTCGCCTTCGTCGTCAACTCCGTGATCTGCTCAGCGGTTGACGGATTAAAGGAAGACTTGATCGAAGCGCTAATGCCGTTCATGGCGGTCATCACGTCGCGCGCAGTGTCCACCAGGCCGAGGAGCAGCGGCGTAACTGCTACCACAGCTTCCTTAAGCGTGTTGCCAAAGGCTTCAGCCGACTCCTCAACAGCGACCGTTAGCTTTCGGATTGCCTCCGCGAAATCCGTACCAGTCTTGATGCTCGCGCTGTCGATGACGAGACCGAGGCCGGCGGCTTCGCTCGCCATCTGCTTAATGCCGTTGCTACCGCCTTCGAGAAAGCGCCGCAACTCCTCAGTATCAGCGCCGAATGCAGCGTTAGCCAGTTCACTCTTCTTCGCCTTGTCGGTTAGATCAACATAGTGATCTGCCAAGATGCCGAGTGCGTCGGTGACGGACTTGGTGTTGCGCAGTGTGGAGAGGAACTGCGTATCACTGTCGCGCAGCTTGTCGACCAGTTCCCCACTACCGTCGTGCGCGGACTTCAGTCTGTCCGCAAACGTCTTCAGCGTACCATTGAACGCATCATGATCGATGCCGGCCTGTCGTGCTGCGTGACTGAGCTCCTGAAGCTGATCAGTGGTAATGCCGATCCCATCAGCAGTTGCTCCGACAGCTTTAAGACCATCCGCCGCAGCTTTAATGCCAGCAAGTGTGAAGCCTGCGCCGATAGCCACGAGCCCGCCCGCGAGCGCGCGCGAGGCGATGCCGACTAGATCAAGCGACTTTGCGGCATTGCTCGCAAAGGTATTTATGATGCCCTGAGCCTGAGCAAGACCGGCGTTTAGACCGCTTAGGTCAGCACCGACTTGCACACCTACAGTGTCAATCACTGTCCCCGTCGTCGCCATAGTAATTAGCCTCCATCTCCAGCAGTTCAGCGCGCGTCAACGGGGGGATAAAGCCAGACTGCGCTTCAAAGTTCTCGATATAGCCTTCAGTGCAGCACTGCCATTCCAGATAACTCATCTCCCAAAAGTCCGCTGGCTTCAGACGGATAACGCCCAAAGCCAGCTTCAGCCAGTCACGCCATGGAAGTGGTGCGTCTACTGGCCTTCGGAGTTTGGGCCGGCGGACTCTTCTTTGGGCCGACGCAGGAAGCCGGAAGCAAAGAAACATTCTCCGATGGCAACAGTATATTCGCCAAAGACAGGAGGCCAGTCTTCGAGCGGCGGAAGACCCTCGTTATCCCCCGCTTCAACGAGCGGACGCAGGATATCGAGAACATCCTTCACGCCAAGATTGCCGATGCGCACGACCATCTCGCCGACAGTCTTACAGCCCAACGCCGCTTCGATCTCAGCGAGTGATCCCATATTCAGGCGCAGGATAACATCTCCCACACCTTCGACATTGAACTTGTATTCGCCTCTCTGCGGGTTCATGCCTAGCTTCCGTTCAGGTGGAAAGCACCCGCAGTCACGGACGTTATGCCCGAGAAGTTCGCTGTCACGATACCAGCGCTGATATACGCCGGCGGGATAGGACCGATCTTTTTGTTGCCGGTAGTTGCGGGGATGGATACGACCATATCGGCAACGGTGATATCGCCGGCGACCACGGTGTTAATCGTTGTCTGAACCGCAGGGATAGTCACGTTGATGGGCGAGCCACCAGCGTTTTTGACTTCGAGGTATGTCCGCAGATCAGACGGACATGGGAAAGTGTCGCTCGAAGTCACAGCCGCGAAAGTAGGCGTAAGACCTGCCTTCACGATATTTTGAACGGTATAAAGGCTCAAGGTAGTCTCCTATTAAACGAAGGTGATAATGCCCGCGGACTCGAAGCTGAAGGAGAACGTTGCCTCCCCTTTATATTCGCCTGCAAGCTCGCATTGCGAGATTTGAAAGCTGCCCGAGAACGTGCCAAGACCCGGATAGACGAACTCGTAAGCCTGGATAGTACCCGCAAGCGCGAGCGTTACCAGCGTATTCTCGGCCGTGGAGTCTTTGAATACGCCGCTGCCCTTGATACCCACACTCTTGATGCCCGCGTTGGCCAGAAGCTCGCGGAACTCGTTGGTGCTGCCGCTGTCGCTTACATCAACGATCTCGCTGTTGATGCTCAGCGACTTGGTCCGCATGCCAGCCACAGTGGTCATCACTGCGGCGACCAGCGTGCGGATCATAATGTCCTTGCCGCGTTGTGCCGTCATATTAAGGCGTCCCTATCTCTAAGTTGTCCGTGATATGTTGCGCCATCCGGATCGCGGAGAACTTCGCTAACCTGATACTGAAGGTTAACGACTTTATACAACTCCAGCACAAGGTCAGGCTGATTGTGGAACAATCGATAAAGGCGCTGGAGTATTCTGTGGGCTTCTCTCGTTCCCTCTTTTATCGACCACACATGCAAGGCAAAGACGGTTTCGAAGCTCTCTTCGGTCGAAGTGTCGTTCTCCGTACTCTGGACAAGCTGGTAATTGATATACGGAAAAGTAACGTGGTCAGGCACATAGTCGAAGAACTCGGCGACAGGCTGGCCCATGATCTGCGCAAGCTGCGCGTCGTTACTTATCCTGCTAAACACCGCGCCCTGTAGTTTCTCGTCCGCTAGCATGACTCCCACACTCCATTTCTGAGATAGCCGTGCCAGTGTCCGACATCATGCACGCTGGGCGAAAGTGTGGGAGTTTCTTCGTTGCCGTCCCACACCCACGATGGACTCTCGCTAGGCTTAAAATCGAGTGCGCCAATTCTACCACACCCGCAAGGACACGAATAGATCATGCCTGCAATCGACTTGTCGGAAGCATTGACGAAATACTCAAAGCCGCCAGGCGTAACGTTCACGCTGTCGAGGTCATCGAACATCTTGGCTCTTACGGGCGCCGTCTTTACCTCGCTCATTTCGGGGTCTTACCTCCTGCGGGTGCGGCCAAGACTGCACGCATCACCTGGACAATCTTGCCTCGGTTGTTGGTCAGAGCGGGGTTCAGAAAGGGACGTGCTGCCATCTTTCTCGTGCCGAATTCGAGATAAGCCGCATACTCAGTTCCCGCCGTGATGTTCGCCACTAGCGCAGTCTCGTCCACTCGCGACACAATCGAGTTGACGAGGCGGCCGGTATCGCTGGCCGGCGCTTCGCCTGGCGCGCTCGCTTGGTGCTGCACTTTGCCGCGCGGATTGTACAGAGCACCCGTTTTAGGGCCGTTCAGTATCGAAACGCGCGCAGCATTCTGGACTATCAGGCCCGCAGCTTCGAGCGCTAGCAGCATGCGCGCGCGATACTGAGCACCAGCATCACGGACGTTCTTATTGATCTCGCCGCCGCGGATGATCTCTGCCGATATGAAAGGACGCTGTGCCATCAGGTTCTCGTGTCTTCGCGAAGCTGTAACTCCATGAAGCGGTCAATCTCATCCACGATGGTAACGCCTTCGATGTGGAAGATACGACCATCATACTTGAGATAACGGCCTTGGATAAAGCGATCATCCGCACGGATAGCCGCTTTGTGCGTGCGCACCTCTTCGAGCTTGGCGTACTTCATTTGCTCAGCGGTGCTCATTGGCTTGATCTGTGCCCACGCACTCGCAACCTTCGCCTCGCCACGAGTGAACCCGCCTGCGCCATCAGAGTTGCGAGCGGGTTCGTAAAGCTCAATCGGATGCCTCATCTTTCCGACATGCCGTCTCATGAAATCCTCTTTATCTTGCGGCGGGTCATGATGCGCTCGCAATGGATCGGCACTTTGACCGCGGCAGTGTCGAACGTCAGGGCTTCGGGGTTCTCATTGAAATGGAGAGCAAGCTGGCTGATGCAGAGCCGAATATCCGCGGGCACGTTCTCGCTCACAGTGCCGAAACCCGCTTTGTAAGTAATGACATACTTGCCGGTTGGGCGAAGAGATGTGGGCCACACTGCACCGAAGTTCAGAATTACTCTGCCGGGCTTGCTGTCGAGGTCGGTATAGAAGCTGGTAAACAGTGCAGGAACGTTGATCTCATTGAACGTTTGGAAAGTGGTCACTGAGCGCAGCGGTGCAGTCGGAAGCTCGACCCAGTTGCGCGCTGGCGTAAGCTCAGAGATTGCGCCTTCTCTCACGCCATCCCACCAAGGCTCTTCGCTGCATGCACCAGGCATGTTGTCGAGCGACATCCGCCAGGTTTGCTCAATCAGTGCGAGGCCTGTGGTAAGCTCGAAATGCTCACGCGCAGCCGTGATCATCAGCGTGAGGGTATTATCATAAAGTGTGGTTTCCGGCAGTTTGCCGAACTCCTTCACCTGTGCCAAGGAGACTGGCTCAATAGCCGGGTCGACTGTGCGAACGTTGGACATCAAACCAGTCTCCGAGGTTAGCCAAGTATATCTAGGACGAATACTTCCGAAACCTAGACTGGGGGGTTCGGCTCAGGAGCCAGATTGTCGGCCCACAGCCACAGTGCAGCAAGGAAGATACTGCCTGCGTCGTTTGCTGCCGGCGTGACCGTCGCGCGAATATAGCGCTTGGCGCCCTTGTATCCGAGCTTGCGCGGCTCGTTGTCGTCGGCGAAAGTGAAGCCTGCGAGCGCCGCAGTACCGATCAAATCGCCGGCCGCAACAGTCGTGGCACCCGCCATATTGGAAGCGTCGGACTCTTCCAGCAGCACGGTGGCAGTCGCATCCGCATCAGTCTCGGTGCCGGTGAGCATCGCAAGCGTGACCGCATGCTTGCCCTGGCAGTCGAGAATGGTGGAGACATAGGGAGTGTTGGCATTGGTCAGGGCAGCTGCCGGCGGGATCGCCGAG